CCAAGTACTGTTGTAGTGCCTGTCCCCGAGACTGTGTCGTTTTCCTCAGTAATTGAACCAGTCCCGGAGACACTATTTCCAGGGGCTCCAGAAGCTAGAACAATATCATTTTCTTCTGTGAACGCTCCGAGCCCTTTTACTGTGGTAGTTCCTGTAGCAGCTACAATGTCACTGTCTTCAGTAAATGCTCCAGTGCCTACTGCAGTTGTAGTTCCTACCGCTGAAACAGTGTCATCTTCCTCAGTAATGTCCCCAGTTCCTACAGGGTTACTATCTCCTGCAGCGGGTATGAAGATAGTTCTATTACTGTCTGGTTCCCAGAGTTCCCAGAAGTCTCTTGAAATCTCCGTAATTTCTCGAGTATCTAGTACCTGATTCAAACGAACAAAAGCTATCCAGTCAACATCTGAATCGGTTGCACCATCGTAGTTATTAGACCGACCGAGGCTTATCGCACCAACACCTGACTCCTGCGCCTGTGTTCCTGTAGAGCCTCCAAATAGCACTCCGTTTTTATAACAAGCGAAGCCAGTGTTAGTTACGCCAGAATGGGTAAATACTAGAACATTGAAATCGGATAATCCTGAAATAGTCGAGCCGTGTAAAGTTGAAACAAAAGTGTTACCTACGAATCCATAGAGCCTATCATTACTCCCGTCTCGTCCAACAGTAAACTGACAATTAGTAACAGTTAAAGTGGAGCTAACACTTTTCGAGAACAATCCGCCCCAAGGACTATCCATGCTATTAACGCGGCAAATTGCTATTACTGTGTTTGGGCCAACCCAATTCTGCCCAATGTTAAAGTCAGCCCAGCTTCCATTCGGAGTGTGTAGCGCATAGCCTGCTTTTGTGCCTCGTTGAACACTTCCCGTTCCGCCGAAAGTCAGCCCTACCATCCTCGTGTCTAGGGCAGCATTATAAAAAGGCTTTACTCCAGATATAGCAAATGTGGCTGATCTAGCAAGCCAATGCTTCTGGTTAAGAGGGGTAGCCTTCTGCGGCTGTTTTCTAGCCTTTCGCGGAAGGATTAAGGAGGTGCCCATTACGCGGGTTTGTAGGTTCTAGGAGTTACCTTGAGTGTCCAGCCGGCAGTGATGGTCTGCCCGGTGCTATTCTTAATGTAATATTCCGCTTCTTTCGGCACCCCGAAAGCCTCCAGCCAAAGGTACTGATCTGTAGCTGCGGCTGAGCCATAGACAACAAAATCCCCTACATGCGTTTCCATATAGGTGGCTGTCGGAGCCGGAGCGTCGTTAGTTCCGTCTATGTTTAGAGGTCTAGCGAAGAGGGAAATAGCTGTATTCTCTATAGAGGTAACTGTACCGAACTGAACCTTTAGAACAAACTCCGCATCCGGGTAGTTGCTGCCATCAGAAGCAACTGAATAAGTTGAGTCATTTGCTTGAGCGATAGTTGCGTTGGATACGCTTGCCCCACTCGCCTCCAGGGTCTTTTGCGTACCCCAAGTATAGATTGCTTCATTTGCCATATTAAGCTCCTAACAAGGACTCGCCGGTGGAGGAACGCACGGCCTGAGCTACATCCATATTATTCAAGCCTAGCCAACCTTTGGCCTCCAGCGCAGATACGGTTTTCTCCGCTAGCGCCTTTACCAAAGCTACCTCTCCTGCGTCGAGTATGCCTAGCTGAACAAAAGCGTCTAGCATTGCGCGGGTACGCTCGTTGCCTACTTCAAGTCCTGCTTCACGGTCAAGCCATTTTAGTTGCCTAATTAGGCCCTTTTGATACTTCTTCATAGGGTGCTCGTCGGGGAGAGTAGCTATAGTAAAATCCTCCATAGCCTGAATGAAATTCTCCCCGCCGTCTACGTCTAGGATCGAAGCAAGCCCCCGAGAGCCTATGGTTATAGCTGTGTCAATTATAGTCTCCGTTCGAGTTGCAAGAGCCAGAACTATATCATTATCGCAGCCAGCCTCAGCCAATGCCTTGAGTTCGAGGTCAGTCTTAATATACTCCCGAATCTCGGTAATTTGTTCTGGAGTCATATCAGCCTCTATGCATTTCCGCGAGTGATAGTGAAACTGCTAATGCTTACCGGTTGCCCTGCTGTGATGGAGGTCGTGGTAAGCTCCAAATCCCCTCCACCGCCGGTAGCTGTTACTGAACCATCCAGAACGTGCGTGGAACCGTCTGATTTAACTATACGGAACCAAGAAGCTGTATCAGTGGCATCTGCCCCTGAATCTTGTGTAACAGCCCCGAAAGTAAGTACAGCCGAAGCGACTGAACCTATCGTAGCCCCGCAGGTAAGTTGTGCAAGAAGCGTAGTAGCGGCTCCTCCGGTAGCCGGGCGAGACCCATTGTATATACGAATAAGCGCCCCCGAGCCTGCGTAATCTACAATAGCTTGAAGTTGATTATTTCTGAGTGTAGTTGCGTAACCTGCTGCCATAGTGTAACTCCTCTAAATGCGTTGCAAAGTACGATATTTTACTGCCGGGAAACGCTCAACAGCTCCTAGATTTGGCGGGGAGTAGAACTGTCTACTATAGAAATCCTTGCCGCCTAGAGGAACCCCGGTGCTGATGCAACTAGCTGCTTCCGGCCTATGCAAAGCATTAAGCTCGGGGTCAGTTGTTATAGATGACGCGGCTAATGTATGATTAATTGGATCGGAGAAACCATAGAAACAGTTGTTAGATTCACCCGCCCATGTGTCTCCGTTTACTCTAACAGAAGGGACTGAATCTGACGCAGTAAATATGTTATTACGCACAAGATTCGCTGCCTTATCAGCAGTGGACAGCATGTCTACAGCCCTTGCGCAGCGGAGGAAAGTGTTGTTGTGGATATCAGAAGATTGGCCTGCTTCCTTGTTTCCGAAGTGAATCCCACAATAGGCGTCTTCTATTAAATTGCCATAGGCTCTTACATTCGTTGAATCCAGTACGGTAATGCCATTTCCACTGTAATATATCCCCGGAAGCCCCATCAGTCTCTTGAAGTGGTTTCCATAGGCTACAGAGTCCCTCGTGTCGTGATCGAAGAGGACTCCAGTTCCATCAATAGTGCCTGTTGTTATGTCCTCGGCGTAGTTATCGAAAACTTTGTACGTGCCATAGAAAACGTTGACCATTCCTGTAGGCCCATGCAGAACGTAGCCCTCATTACGGGCTATAATGTTCTCCCCAAAGTCTGGGGTAAGTGACGGCCCGAAGCCTCCTATAGCCATTCCGCCGCCGATAGTGCCCACAGCTTGCTGATTGTAGATTTTGTTATCTGTTACTCGAATTCCTGTATTCAGGCCGTAACCGCTACTCAAGCCGTCATTAGTCTCAGTCTTGCCGTAAATTTCCATTGCAGCCGCGCCACAATTGGTAAACGTATTACCTGTGATAATGATGTCAGACATTTTTGCGTCTACGTGTGCGTCATCCTGAATCCACATCTCAATAACAGCTCTATTCGATGTGCAGCCGGTGAAACGATTATTAGTAATAGTGACTCGATCCAAGGCTGTAAGCGGAGCATTGGAGGCTGCTCCGAGCCAGCTTATTGCCGACCCTAAACTTGAGCCGGAGCCTCCGATGAAATCAGTATTGTTTATTATCAGGTCGGTGTGGATTGTGCCTGATGAATTGTCCAAAGAGATTATAGATGCTGTCCCCCCGTTGAGCGTACAGCTATCTATCGTGACTCCGGCGATAGGAGCTAGCGCAAAGAAGTAGATGCAGAAGCTCTTGTTCCCTGTAATCGTGAGATCGGCAAGCGTTGTATAGCTGCGAGCAATTTGAAAAAACACTCCTCCAGTAGCTGTAACAGTTATTGATCCGGGGTCAGGGGAATAACCGCGAATAATAACGCGGCCTGCTTCATCTAGAGCCCCGTGGTTACCTACAGCTGCAGTTGATGTGATAGAATGCGCTCCACAGACGTATAACGTGTCTCCGGCCTTGACTCCAGACGCTCCCCAGACTATCGCTGCCCAACCTCCCCAAGCAGTCTCATAGGATGTGCCATCACGGGTTCCGCTGTGTGAAGTATCAGGACGAACAAACCAGTCTGCCATTTAATCCCCCACTCGGTGGAGAACGCAAAAGTATTCAAGTGTAAGAGTGTCGCTGCCGCTTGCTCGTTGCCCGGTGATCTCCACTATTACGTCAGCAGAGAAATCAATAGCAAAGGTTTGTGGAGTTGTGGAGCTAATGATCACATAATAGCTATCATACATATTGATCTGGGAGGTAAGCGAATTGCGATTTGCTATCCCGACCAGCGGAGCGTCTTTAACTGAGGTTGTGCGAGTAACATTGAAAATTGTCACACCTCCTACTTTAATCTTCAGAACCTTGTTATTTGCACTGTTCGTGTACGTCCACAAAGGCTCAAATAGAAGAATACTGTTTTCCAGTATCTCTCCGGCGGGAATAGTGAAGGAGGCTAGTACCTCGTCCGTTCCGGTGGAAGTGCAGGAAGCCGCGACAGCTGAAGAACTCAGTACTCCAACGGGCTTTTCCACCAGTCGATATTGAGCGTCAGATTCAAATTGATTAGAATGCCTTACTACTTCCGGGTACATCTCCTCGAGAATTTGAGCCTGTTGCGAAGTAAAGCCATGACGCACAAGCTTTTTTACTGTGTCGCTCATACTGGTTCCTTTATTATTGTCCCAACATAGTCATGAGTGTAATTAAAGTTTCCAATGTGACCTATCTCGTGGCTCAACCGATGGTCGATATAGATAGGAATATTGCGGCGTTCCATAGCTTCGCACAGAGTCCAATCCTCTCCTTGGTAGGTATCAGTCTCCGGTTTGTAGATCATAGAGAAGGAGTCATGAGGGATCTGGAGATAAGCTCTGCGGGAGAGCAGCATTACTCCGGTACCTACTCGCCAAACACGCTCCAGACCTATCGACTCAGGATCAGAGAAAACAGGCGCTCCCTGTGGGTCCTCGTTGTAGGAACGAGCTGTGGTCATGGCCGGGATAGTCTTAGTCACGCAATTCGCCGCGACACAGTCCTTGCCATGTTTCAGCAGGCGGTTAAGGGTGTCTGGAGGAAACGTATGATCAGAATCCAGGTACAACAAATGAGTCGCATTAACCTGTTTCGCTGCCTTTAGCCCCTTTAGTCTAAGGTTCGGAAGGATTGAGCCTCGGACATTTGTTACTTGATATTGCTGCACCCGGGAGGTTCCTACCCTATTATTCCCGAAGTAGCCAAGCATACTAATTAAGCTCGTGCCAAATTCTGCGAGCCAGTGCGTTCCCGAAGGAACTACGATGAGGATATTGAGATTTTCTGAGGGCATAGTATGGAAGAGAATAAGGGGAGTAAATGTCTACATTATATCGGATATAATATCCACAAATACTCCCCTAACAGCTTAAGTCACTACAAAGTTACTGAGCCACGCAGAGGTCTTCAGGTGGGCAAATTCGAAGCCGATTTCCGACAGCCACTGACCTTTCTTGCCGTCGGCATCGTTGTCTTGAATATTGTCCTTGAAGTGCGTATCTCGCATAGTCCGAATCTTGAACGTGGACGGATCAAGAATCATCATGTCGTTCGTGAAACGGGCATGCAAGTTAAACAGCGGATGAGTCTTGACATAGAGCGTGCCTTGAGGCATGATCCATTTCTGGAGCTTCATCCCGTACTGATTGATGACGCCATCGAAGTGGACACGCGTCCGACTTTGGTTTTTAGCCAGTGCATTCAGACTGTTCAGCGCTCCATTCCCAGCCAGTACAATCCGCTCATCGCCGGCGCCAGTATCGTAGTTGAACACTTTGTATACGGCATCAGTGAATTGCGTCTCGGTCGGGGTCGTAGAAAAGACTGTGATCATGTCTGGAGCATACTGCGACAGCATGTAGAGGAATCCACCGCTGGAACGCATCGGCTTGCCATTCGGACCAGTCGTCTCGTGCCTTTTACCGAAGATCGCGGCAAATTCCAGTGCGACAGAGTGATCGAACATCTTGCGCTTCTTGTCGTTCTTCACCGGGTCGCCTGTACGAGCCTTGGTATTGGTCGCAGTGTTAGTGATCTCGTAGACAGTCTTGAAGATTTGGACGAGGTTGTAAAGCTTCGTCGGATTTCTCGTGGAAGCGGTAGGTGCCCCGGAACCTTCCTCGAATATGTTCCCGATTTTCGTCAGGTTTGCTCCTACAGTAATCCCTGCAGCCGTCGTCCCGAGCTGCCCCCGTTTGAACACAACAGTCGTAGTATTCGTCACAGAGCTAGCCATGATCACTTCATGATCGTAGGCAGAAGTTAATGTCTTCTCAACCATGAACAAGTCGCCCGGGATTACGTCCTGCGCATCTTGCAGATTCGAGCTGACCACGATCGAAGTGTCAGATGAAGAGTACGCCGTGCCATTCGCCATAGTCAGGCGGAGCGCGTTCATTTCTTCTTCCCACCACGAGAACTCAGGGTCATTGACTGACTCTGATTTCATTTTCGCCGAGAGCGCAAGCAAAGGGGCCTGCCCATTCGGACTGCGCCAGAGAATTGCTTCCCTGAAACTCTTTGGTCTTTCATCGGTGCCCCAGTCTCCTGTGCCCCGCATTCCAGCAATAGCTGCCATTTGTTACTCCTAGTCGTCAGATATAAGTGTATCCCATATGTTTGGAGATTGAATCTGACTTCCGCCTCCCCCTGCTCTTGAGGGGGTAAATGGCATAACTTGTGCCGGGCTAGGAGTCGACGGGACAGACGTAGGCACAGCCGTAGGTTGTTGTACCGGGGATGGTGCTTGCGTCTGGAAGGGGAGACCGAGAGACATTCTGACCATGTCTCCGATCATCTTTACAGCTTGTTCCTTTGTCGCAGTAGGATTCGCGGCGCGGAACATTTGACCTACTTTCAGAATGGCATCCTCATGCCCTTGGAGGTCAGGGTTCGCAGTGAAGAAGTCAGTCCGGGCCTGTTGCTCGATCGTGGCCTGTTGCTGGTGCTGGGCAAGCATCTGCGGGAGCATAGATTGCAGGGCTGCCATAGCGCTCTTAGTAATAGCCACGTGCATATTCGCAGCCATTTTCGGCAGTACTATCTCCGGCTCGGTTTGCAGCTTCTGAGCATCCTCGTCATTGATAGCGTAGACTTTCTCCAGCTGAGCTAGTTGCTCTTGCTCTATCGCACCGTAGTCCAGAGTAGGCTGAACTGGAACCACGGGGATCTTAGGGGTAGGCTCCACAGAAACTACGGGGGAGGTCGTAGCTGGCGCTGTCGGCGGCACGACAGTCTGCGGAGCCTGTACGGGTGCAGCCACAGGAGCATTAGGTACCAGGGGCTCGGCGGTCTTGTTTACCTGTTGCTGCTGCGGCTGCGAAACTGGAGTCTGGGGAGCGTCTGCCGGGGGAGCTACATTGAGCACCTCCACATCACCTTCAACAGTGGTAGACAAGTCCTCGCCATTGTCATCAGCGCCTTGTGCACCAGCATACTCATCCCAATTAATACCGGAGTCATTCTCCAGTACGGGAGCAGCGGCAGGCGCTGCGATTGGTTCAGGGAGTTCCATCGTCAAGTCCGGCATTTTCCTCGTCCTCTTGCTTGTTCTGAATATCGAAAGTTAAATTTTGAATAGCTGTCTCGAGCAATTTCGCCCAAGACAACCGCCCCTCCAGCTGGCCTTTTTTATACTCCTGGGCCACTAAGCTGTCAACGTTCGAGCATGGGCTAAATAAGATTTCTTGCTGGAGTGTATCTACTTGCCCTTGCACCAGCGAATTAAGATGGAGGAAAGCTCGATTCTCGGCGAGCTCCTCCAGGGCCTTTTTCTGTTCAATCAATGAGTGAGATTCTAGTGGTGAGGTCATTATCCAGTTGCTCCTACGTTAGGGATTTGCCCGGGCTCAGCAGGATTCCCGGGGGCTATCCCGGCGACAGGGACTGAGTTACCTGCGGCAAGTTGCTGTTGCATCAGGGCATCGGGCATAAGTTGTACTCGGAATTGCGTAATATTCTTCAGGCCCGCGAGCTGAGCTACGAACGCAAACATCTTCGGCATATCGTAAGCAGCCATTACATTCGGCATAGCTGATAACCCGGAGAATATCTGCTGCCAGAGATTGGCCTGAGCGAAACGATCGACGGGGAGAGTTCCATCTACTGGTACAAAATCATAAAAGCCAGCGATCTGTTCCGGGGAGACTGAGATATAACGCTCGCCCCATTGGGACAAATCGCCTACTATCTTGAACTTTCTATCCATGTCGTACATCTGCTGAGTGAGCTGAATCATCTTCTGCGTCAAGGGGCCGAAGCCGGTGGCACTCCACCATTCCCCGGTAGTCTTGAGCCTACTCATTCCGAAGTTCGTGGAGCCTCTTACCTCAGTAGCTGTCTTTCTGCCGGAGGTATTCACCTGCCCCATAATATTATCAGTCGCCCCGGTGACCCTTTGCATTAGCTGTGAGACTGCCTCTGTATCAGCCATGTGAGAGCGGGTAACGTCCACGGTCTGAAATTGCTTCACGAACGAGTCTATAGGCAAGCCATAGGCTGCTGGCTTCAACCGAACGAGTCTGCCGGGATTGGGATCAGTCATATCCCTCATTTCTACTTTACTCGGATCGACGAAGAACATGTCGTTCAACGTCTTCCGGACGTTGTAGAAGTGAGAGTTAAACAGCCACGTGATAGTATCGTTCAGGCTCTTGGTGATCTCCAGCGCGGAGCGATTGAAGAGTTCATATCCGCCTATCTCGTACTCCAGTACGTCGAAGGGCCACTTATTATGAAACAGCCCGAGGGGCTGGGCGCCAATGATAATCTGCTCATTTACGACTGTGAATACCCAGCGCTCCGGGTTGGGACTAGAAGTTAGCCCGTACTCATTAGGAATAAGCTCGAAGTAAAACTCATGCAAAGATACGCGGGTAGGAGCTGTGCCATTGTCCATCCGGAGGGCAGTATCTAGCCAGCCATTGTCCGGGAGAGTCGTCCGGGGCGAGCCCAAGTCCCGATCCTTAGCATAGTGCGTAGCTGCTTCCTTCGCCCGGTCTACATTGAAATAGCGCCCGGCGTTCTTCCCCTCGACAATCTTATTCCAGCCGAGCTGATTGAAGCGGATGACGAATTCTCCATCTTGGAATTTCATCAGAGGTACACGGGGATCGAAGAGGAAGTCCTGGGGCCTGACGTTGTAGAGCCTAGCTCCTACATAACCCCGGGTCTGGATAGTCTCCTTTACCTTTTGGCTAGTTCCTGGAATCTCTGCCCCGAGGAATGTCTTAGGCTTATCCACTATCTGAGTCGTGGTGATAAGTTCCTCGTCCCAGTAGTGCCCGATAACTCCGTGGCCGTAGCGAAGAGGGTCCAGTAACCAGACATATAGGGCAGGAAGTCCTCCACCCGCGGTAAGCTGATAATCCAAGAGTGCCTCGATGGATTGCTCTGCCTGCTGGCTCTCACCGTGGCGGCCAGTCACCTGCATGATCGGGGTACGCGACAGGAAGATAGAAGCCAGATATGTGTGCAGGGTAAGCATCATGGCATAGCTATAGGGGACTTCAATAGTCGTGTACTGCGGCTGGCCCGAGCGACGGGATTGCTTCCTTAGCTCGTCATTCTCACTCGCCGGGATATACGCCTTGAGCATATCCTCATTCTCGCTCCATTTGTCTGAGCGCTGGGAAAGGCCGCTCCGGGCAATCTTTAGTCGCTCCCGAAAGGCTGAGATGATTTGCGTGTGCTGTTTACTGCCAAAGGGGATTTCCATCAGGGGCATGATCTAAACTCCAGTTTCTTTAGTGAAGGTTCATTGACTGAGTCATACTCGGCCTCAATCCAGTCGTCTATCTGCATCTGCGCGCCAGCCTCAATTCCCATAGCTGCACAGTCCAAGACATCGTCATGCTCTTTAGACAAAGGGGAGTAACTGGTATATTGCTGGATAAACTTTGTCTGGTTCGTGCGAATGAAGAGGCGTCCGAGAGCTGACGCGTTCCCGAGAGCCTGGATAATGCGGTCAGACTTCTTGCGCCTATCCTGGACAGCGTGGACAGCCACGTATCTTCGGGCCTTCGCCATAGCCTGCTCGAGGAATGTCTTGAGAACCTTTTGATAGCCTATAGTCTCGACCCAGATTCCAAGGAGAGTATATTGATGCGACCACTGGATAATAGTATTTGCCACAACCTCCGGAAGCTCGCCTTTCTCCGCCGTGTAGTCTACTATATAAATATTCCGTTTCCAGAAAGCCAAAAGCATAGCTACCTGATCGTCCGCAGTCTTCATCTCACTACTGGCCGGGTCAATAGCCACCAGATAGACAGGGTTCTCCGGGAGTATATCGAAATACTTCAAATTGTCCGGGTTGAATGAGGCGCCTCCCTCGGGGACTATTTCGCACTCCTTCTCCCGCATCCAGAGAGCTAATTGCCCGCGGTCTATATGCGCCTTCTTGTCAGCGAGCAGTACCTCTGTCGGATAACGTTCTGGCCAGCGGCTATTCCCGCGCTCGTCAAAGCAACCGAACTTGAGCGTGAGCCACTGCGGGTCCTTCCGGCAAGTGTCTATCACGTCTCCATGGGCGATAGGAGTCTGCATCAGTACCATCTTCGCGTGGGGAGATTCGGAGGCTGGAGCCAGTGACTTCGCAAGTGCCCCGAAGAACAGATCGTTAGACTTCTTCCTCTGCTCAATAGAGCCGGCAGTCTCCTCATTATCTATATCGTCAGCACCTATGAAGTCTGGCCGGCGATCATTCAGGTTAAAGCCCCGAAGCTGCCCGGTCATTCCAAGGGCCAAGATGTAGATCGGATACTCATCTATGCCGTGGATGATCTCGATCTCTTCGCTGGTCCAGCGCCCTCCCCGGCGAAGTTGAAAGGTACTAGCCCATAGCGTATTGAACTCTATCTGCCGCTTAACCCAGTCAAGAGTCTTAATTGAATGAGACTGGGAATTGGAGACAAGCAGCCCGGTGTGCGTCAGACCATAGGCAATTCGCTTCGAGACGAACATGCGGAACTTAGAGGTTTTAGCCCCATCCCGGTGGATCATCAGAGCTACATACCTCGCATCTGACTCCAACGCAGCATCTATCTCATAGTGGAATTCTGGAGCCGCCTGCCGGACAGTCTTTCCGAAGAAGGTCTTTTCATATAGCCTATTATCTACCGCGCAGAGCTGAACCAGTTCCACGGGAGGCACATCAATCAGGGTCGCCATAAATGTACCTTGAACTTATTCGTCGGGTGAGCTATATCTACAGTCAATTGGATGTTCTCAGGAAAGTAGACAGCCGGGTCGTACCACTTGACCACTTCACAGACTTGGAATATCCAGAGATCCTCGGGGAATATCTTGCGGAGGACCGGGAGATATAGCTTCTTCACCTGCCACCAAGCGTCAGAGGTATGACTGTACTTGACCTCAACAATAGTAATGATTCCTCGGGGAACGTCGAAGATGAGGCCATCGGGCTGACACCATCGGTGTTGCGCGGAGCCATTTGCGCGGAAGTAAAGCCAAGGACCAGGGACATAACTATCTGGATACAGGAACAGGAGATGCTCCTGAACCTTCTTCTCATATCTGACGCCTGCGGCTCTCCGGCCAGTATATTTCTTTTTCCTTAGGAACGGAGGATCAGTCAACACTAGCTTCGCGTAAATAACGTCCCCCGCCGGAGTAAAGTGGTCCGGGGGAGTCATGAGACTTCTTTCTCAATAGGGACTACTTCGATAGCTTCTGGAAGGAGCTGAGGCTGGGCCTTCGCAAGAAGTGCATTCCGGGCAGTAGCTAGTGCCTCCTGCGGAACGGCGATAGTCTGATTTACAGTATTGTTCTGTATAGTAATCGCCCCGGGATTGCGAGCTGAAGATGGCGCATAGCCCATCCGGTGCAGGAGCTTATCCGTAGCGTCCAGAAGGAAGTCGGGGTCCTCAGATTTCTCTATTTTCTCAGACAGCTTGCTGAGGGCTACGTCCGCCACGCCTCGAAGCTTCCCGGGAAGGTCAGCTATTATAACCGCGGAGACTATCGCCTGCTTCTTGCGCAGGACCTCTTGAAATGCATCTGAGTGAAGTATCTGGGAGAGCCATGCCTGAGTATAGTTAAAATACTCCGCCGCGTCCCGGAGGCTCCGATGCGGGTTCTCTATCAGCCAATTCGCAAAGGCCTCGTGCGTGAAGCTGACCCGCTTGATCTCAGCCATTGAAGCTCCCCTTTCCCAGTAAGACGTAAGCGGCTAGCTCTGTAACCTGTTGTATAGCTTTCGCTCGAGCTACCTTGTGGCCTAGCTCCTTGTCAAATTTCTCGGGATCGATGCAGCTGCTTGTCCCGGTGACTGTAAAGCCATTGTGTAGAACCAGCACACAAATCGTGAGCAGCTTTAGCGACTGATGCTCGGGACAGTCCTCGAACGCCGAGTCCCCGGTCGTCCAGTATTCCGCCGCGATGAGCCCCTCAACTAGTTCCTTCGTCAGTTCCATTTCTTACCTCCTGTCTTTATACAAGTTCCCGGGCTTTGTAACTCATTCTGTTTTTGCTGGCCAATGCGAAGTGAGAGCTATGGGAATTATTCCCTGCTTTAATTACCTGATTAACTGTAGTCCGGCGAGAGGTCATCCCCCCTGGCTAGGCATGACGCATGGGAGGGGGGCCGGTATACCCCCCACGGGTATCTGGAAAGGAAAAAGCTGAATGAAATCAACGGGTTACGAGGCGGAATTTTCAGCTTGCAATATATTTCAGACGGCGTATAATGATTTTTGTCGGACGGAACATTGTCTGGCACGGCGAACCGGGCGACTTCTGGTTGTTCGGGGATAATGTAAGACGCAGTGCATATCGGGTACACGTGGTATGCAGGCGAATCCAGCCCCGTTCTTTAAAAATCTGGATTCATCTTTTCTCCTCCTTTGAAGTTGAATGGATAGGGAATTGGCGGCAGTAAGTAGGATGCTAGTTCCCCTTCCGGTCAATTTCGACCAGATGAAAAGGGAGAAAGGAAATGGGATACACAGTTAGTTATAAGGGAATGTCTCGGGATGAGCGCAGATACAAGGGTTTCTCTGACGCAGTTGATTATCTAGGCGCAGAGAGAATGCCCAAGGTCTGGGAGATTGTCGGAGATATTTTAAAAGCGACTGAGGTTAGCTTCCGGGTGAGAGTGAATCAATGTTATTTTGCTCTATCGTTCGCCGGACTGCAAGGTGTCCCAGCATGGGCAATTATCAAGACTAGGTTGGCTGTGCTGAAAATGGAACAGAAGCAAGGAGGGAACTAGGCTTCCACGTCATAGGCGTTAGAAATAGCGCCTATCGCGGGCAATCCTGCCCACAGTTCAAATTCAAAGGAGCAAAGAATGGCAACAGTTATGGATGAAAAGAAGATTCCCTTTCTGGATAAGACGATTGGCGAAGGCTCAGTTACTTTCACCCTCGGGAATGGACAGTCAGTAGTTGTATTGAAGTCTGATGTCAGCCCGGAGAATTGGGAAAGAGCTGCCCTTCATGGAATCAGTCAACGGCTCGGAGATGCTTGTGCCAATCTGTCGAAAGGTAAGGAGTATGGCAAAGCGCTGGAGGCATTGGAAGAGCTGAAGGCTCAATTGGCTCAGAAAGAATGGACCAAGGGCCGGGAGGCTGGGAACAAGCAGCAGATTGAGGACCTGATTGAAGCACTGGCTAAATTAAAGAAGGTGCCCGCGGAAGTAGTTCGCGCGGCAGTCGAAAAGGCCGATGCAGATAAAAGGAAGTCCTGGATCAGTAATAAGGCGATTGCCCTCGAGATGGCGCAGATCAAGGCGGCCAGACTCAAGAAAGAAGCTAAGGGAAATTCGTCTGTAGATGATATTGATCTGGGGATTGAAGCAGATCAGTTGGATGAGGAAGTAGCCTAATGGGACAAGAACTGGAGTATACGATAGTTGTCCTGTGGTATGTTACAGAAACTGAAGCGCAATCTCGCGAGTTCAAGGATATAGATAGTTTTCAACAGTTTATCTGTGGACTTATCCGAGATGGTGTAGAATTTAGTGTAAGCTACGAATAGGGGATTCTTGCAAGGCATTAGGCAACAGGCGATAGGTATTAGGCCTAGTGTCTTGCCGGGACAATCCTGTCCAGTAGATAAAGGAGGAAGAAAAAATGTATGGAGTCTTTACGCAAGGCGCAGATGGCTTTCATTGGAGAAGTACAGTAGACACAATGGAGGCTGCGAAAGATGACATGGCCGATGCCCTTGATAATGATAAGAAGGATGCAGCATTTGTTATTCCATTAGCTGCGTTCCATCAGGCTGAGGATGAAATGCCTAAGATTAGTTTAGCAGATAAACTGATTATGAAAGCGGAGATGCCTTATCATGGAAGGAAGGTGGCGATAATCTTGAACCCGGATGAGAAGATGTATCGAGTAGAGGTGAAAGAAAATGATCAGGTGTCCACGGTCTACTACTCGGAAAGTGAGGAGTTCGCGTACCGGGAGGCGTGGAAGCAACTAAGGTAGGATATATTCATAGGGATTTGGCAACAGGTTCCTATGAGGGCAATCTTGCTCAATCAAAGGAGAAAAGAAAAATGGTTATGCTTGAAGATGCAGTCAACGCAATGATCGCGCAAATCGGAAAAGAACCTTCGGATGTGAAGGAGGTTCGGATGGATGATACTGTTGTCCCGATGAAGTTAATCATTGAGTTCAAGGATGGCACGGAAGCGTTTATGGAAATAGACTTACGGGAAGCGGATCTGCATTAGGATATAGCCACAGGGGATTGGAAGCAGTCCCTTGTGACGGCAATCCTGCCGAAAGGAAACAGATAAGGAGAAGAGAGTAAAATGACAACTGTATGGGACACCTTCGGAATGGTTGTAGAGCGTATTGATGACAACCAGACGCATTTGGGAATTCCTGATACGCGGGGAAACTATCATCAGACTCAGATAAGTGATGAACGCCTGGGAGAATTAAAGGAGTTAATCGAAAGACGACTGTGGGATGCAGAGCAGCGGGAGCTTCTCAAAATGCAGCAGTTGAAATTTGAAAGGAGAAAAGATGAACAGCAGGAATATCCCGCAGAAATAGATGAATGCCGGGAACGCCTGCCGAAAGGAGTAAGATGAGATCTAATCTCCTGGCCCTCTTCGGAGGGCTTTTTTGTTGCCTCCTTACGCTAGGCTTAATTACTCAGGTGACGATTATGTTCCTATGCGAATGAAAAATGTACGGATGGGTTCGGCGGGGAATGGCTCTAGCGCGTTAATCCAATAGGCCAATTTCCCCGTTCCATAGCCACTAGACATAATGACACATCGGCAATTGTCAATGCAAATTTTCCCTATTGGATTTATACTCCATAGCTCCCATTCCGCCCAGCACATTCTTTCTCCTGTAATTCCCTCAGCTCTCATTCCTACCTGATTCCTACCTAGATTTGTCATGTGAAATTCCCCCCTAGATTGATCCCTAGATTACTCCCTAAGTTACTCCCTAGATTGCTGTAGGAACATTTTACATGGCATGTATATGCCCATATATGGCTAGGGGTATATGTGGAAGTCTCAGTTTTTTTTTTATTTTTTTTTTCTCTTCTTAATATATATAACTACTAGCTACTATATATAAGCTTGAGTAAGTACTTAATGTGTATTTTATATCTAATATAATATCTACAATAAGTATCCACCCGGACACCCCCATAAAATAAACCTACAACAATCTAGGGGGTAATCTAGGGGTTAACTTAGGGATCAATCTAGAGTCAAGGCCAATTTAGGCTACAGGAATGAAATGAGGGCTTGACAGACTACACCGAACCGGCGCAATATTCCCGGCGTATCACCCATTATCCACTTAACAGGAGCAATTGATATGCCAAGACCAAGGAATCCTCAAGCTTACCCGATGATCTACTCGACTATGATTGAGACAGTAGCATCCACCGGGGAGATTTTTAGGCATAAGTGTAAAGATAATAAGGCTGCGCAGCACTTGAGATTTAGTCTGTATGATTATATCAAGGCGTGTAAGAAAAGTCCCAGTCCCAGGGATCAGCAAATAGCCGAGTCAGCCGCCGCACTAATGTTTACAATAGACGACAGCTATCTCCTGATCAAGCCCCGAGACACAGAGCGTGAGGTTTTAGCTCTGGAGGAGACTTTGCGAAAGTTTAAGGAAAAGCAAGGAATCACTCCTCAGAAACCTACCCTCAGTAACCAGCCAATCAGTCACCAGACTGTTACTCCCCCGGCTGGTCCAACGCAAGATGATTTAGTGAATAGCTTTTTGAAGGATAAGAAATGAGCCACCAAACACCAGAGGTACCAGAAACCAGATACGTTCTTCCGGATTCAATTACAGTAACTGAAAAGGTCCGGGATGGGACAGCTTCAGCTCTTGATCGCTTCGTGTTCTTTTACCAGCCTTACAATGGGCATGATCGCTGGAGACAAGATCTACAGGCAGTAGTCGATGAATTGACCCGTCTCCAGCCCAAGACTCTCGCGGAAATGCTCCGGGCAGATGACAGCATGAAGGAACAGCTCGAGGCAATCCGGGAGGAGTTTCTCCAGCTGAAGATTGATCTGCAGCAAATTATGGAGGAGTCACGGAAATGAGCCCCGAGGAAAAGTACCAGAGCCTGTACACGAAAGCTCTTGAGGTCATCACACTGAAAAACCAGACTATCTCCAGACTCCAGAAAGAAGCGGACGCACTCCGGGTAATTCGCCAGCTAATGGGTTTCGTCGAAGATGGAAGTGACAAGACTGTGAAGCTCGGGCAAGATGATGCGACTCGCTCCTTTTTTATCATAGTAGACGGAAGAACTTACGATGCAGACTCCTTCGCGGGAGTAATTGAAGCAGCTAAGAAAGGAGAAGACTTATGAGCTCCTTCTCTCTCCTCTCCCTCCTCAATCAGTCCCCGGCTCCTTTCTACCGGGAGAAAATGACCCCGCAGGAAAAGGGCCTCAAGGGTGGAGGCACACTCCGCTTGCGCAAGGAAGCCAGACAACAGGCCCAACGAGCCAGAGTGAGGGAGCTCCTCCTGAAACGACTCTTCCTCTGCCAAATTGCCAAGGAATTAGGCGTCAGCCCGACGACAATTAAAGGCGACATCGACGATGATCCCGAGTTGAAGAAGCTAGCCTCCCTCTATGTAAAGAATGGTGGCTGGCGCGGAGGCCCGAAGAAAAGAAACAAGAAACCAGTAACCAGTAAGGAGTAAGAAGATGAGAGTAACTGTAGAAGACATAAGTAGCCAAGGGGATTTGTATTGTAAGACGGACGATGGACTTATCCTTACAGTAGATCCCTATGTAACTGGAGCTATTCCCCACGAGATCACTAAAGAAAGCCTAGTCGGAAAGACTTTTGAAATGGAAGATAATCCACTTCCGTACTTAGTTCTTCCAAAAAAATTTACTGAAGTCGAGGAGTAACAAAGATGGAAATAAAATTAGCAGTAATAGTCTCGGACTATGGTGCAGCTGCGAATGTCGGAGGCGGAGTACAGACAACTGTTCGGACATTCCCGCTGGATAATGAAGCTGCCGGGTATATTCTAGCAAATATGCAGCAGTGGCAGAATGTCACGCTGGCTATACAAGAGGAGCATACGAAGTGACTGAGCGCGAACTATTCGAGCAGTGGGTAAGCTCTAACCATCCCGAGCTAGATCTGGACTGGAACGAGAATAAGCACACTTACTATGGCATAACTCTCCATCTAATGTTCCAGGCGTGGCTTCAGGCCTCCAGCAATAGCTATCAGCCTCCTACAAGAAATCGCAGAAAGCAGAAGCCATTCTCCCCGGCAGTCAAGGAGCGCATCGCAGCCCGCAATAAGCAGCGAAAGGAGGAACGCTGGAGTCCTCACCTCGAGACTATCCGGGCGGGCATTTTGGCTGGAGCAACCCTCCGGGAGATCTCCGAGAGGACTCCCTTCAAGCATAATGCTCTCCGGCACTTCATTCTCCAACACGAGGAGTTGAGCAAGCTCTACACAGGCAATTAGACACAAGTAAATCAGATCAACGTCTGGTAGGCTCAGTCGGCTAAGACTGAGCCTCAGGAAATTTCTAGAGAAAGGAGAAGGAGCAACAATGGGTACTTGGGTGCTTATTATAGTAACTTTCACGGCGAACTCGCAGCCGAATCCTCACGCTCACACGCAGGAGTTCAGTTCGAAACTTACCTGCGAACTGGCGAAGGACCGGCTGGACGAGTTCAAAACAGATAATTCATATGTGCGGGTGAAGTCCACCTGCGTAGCAAAATAGGGAGATACTACAAATGAAGTTCGAAGAAATATTGCTGGAGCCAATAGATGCTAATCACTCCCGCTGTCCATTCGGAGGAGCTGCACTTCTCCGCTCCACGTTGATAGTCTATGGAAAAGACCTTCCCGGAGAAAGAGTTACAGTCGTTCAATTCTCTCCAGTTTGGCAGTATTCGGATACTGAGTCCTACCAGGAGTTTATACGCAGAGACCTCCGGCGCACTTTTATGAAGGAGCTAGAGAAACATATCTTCCACGAGAAAAATAAGGAGCAGTAATATGGAAACAGTAACAGTTAACGCAGCAGCCTTGAGACAGTTGCTTGAGGCAGTAATGGGTCCGGCTCATTTAATAAGGGAGCTACGAGTAATTCAAGAGTTGCATCAGAAGAAACTATCCCCTCCAGACCCGATAACTATTCTGGTCGAGGAATATAATGCAGCCGCAGAAGCTCACAACGCACTTAATAAAGCGAGGCAAACAGATGAAAATAGCTAAAGGCGATACCGTCTATCTTGGGGACGGAACAAAGTGTGAGTACGGCTCTCCAGTCATAGGCGGCGGGCACTTAGTCTACATTCTCTCCCGTCTACATGACTCTGCGGAGGAGGACATATTCACTGTCCCACAGATAGTTCAAGAGGTCTACCCCGAGCCTCCTATTTCCATCAAGGTGGAAAGAGTAAAGGAGTTAGACGAACAGATATCAGATAAGGTCACTCGTCTAATTCGTGTCCAGGAGGAAATCCGAGAGGCAGAGCTAAAGCGCATGGAACTAGCTAAGAGAGTTCACCGCGTGGACGCTATTCAGCACGTTGTAGACTTCCTCGAGGGAAGGATCAAGTACCTCGTCTTAGCCTACGGGAGCGAGTACAACATCAAGCCTTTTAATGAAGCTATGGAGATAATGGACAGGTACCGGAACGGAAACGGCTTGCGACTTCTCTCCCTCTACGGTAATATTAAAAGTGAGCTCTCGTGGGGACTGAACGCATATTACGATGGCTCAGGAATCGAGACTCTTATCTGGCCATTTCATACCCTCGAAGCAGCCCGAGACTTCATTCAGCAGAAAGTAGAATCCGACGCGGACAAAGCCTTAAAGCAGCTCCACCTTCATCGCTTGATCCAATTCGAGCAAACCTATTACAAACTCAACAAGGACTACGGCTTCGACTTGAAGCTTCCCGAGGCAGCAGCTGCAGCTATCCGCAAGCAAAAGGAACTCAACCTCAAGGAGGAAATAAACAAGACTCAGGATAAACTCAAGACTCTCAAAAATGACCTGTCATCCCTGGAGCCTCCCGAATGATCTTCTTCGGCTACGGGATAGTCACCGCAACTGATCTCCGTGATAGTGATCTCGTATTCAAGAGCCGGGAGGAGGCCGAAGCTTACCTCGCCCGGCGAGATACCTATTTCTTCAAATTTAACTCTCACGTGGTGGAGCTCTACTTCACCCCGCCGGAGCCATCCGAAAAACTCTAGTTGCCAGAGGCCAGTCCTTCCTCATAATGTGAAATTCCAATTTAACAATAACAGGAGACATTCCACATGCTTATCGAGACTCAATACTTCCTCAAGCGCAAGCGCGAGCTCCGCTTCTCCCAGACCGAAGAACTAGAAGCTCTCCGGGCGAAGTATCTCGCGGATTGCGAAGCAGTTCGGCGCAAGTATGATTCCCAATACTCTTTGCTGAAGGCACTGGCTTCCCCGGCGACAGTTCAAGGACCGCAATAGGCCTGTTTCCTCGGGCTGATTCACCCCATGCTATCCACCCCCATAGGCCATAGTAAGAAAAAATAATTGTTGACAGAGGAAGCACTAGCTCATATCATACAATTTGCAACACGGCATTAGGGACGGATAACCCCTGAGACAAATTACCAGTCTTTCACTTTTTATAGGAGTAGTAAAAATGGCACGTAACAAAACTGACGCAAACGGCGAGAACATTCCGGCAGACGAAGTAGCAGCAGAAAAGAAGGCTCCCTTCTGCAATGTATCCAGCGGACAAGATGGCACTATTTACTTTACCTTTGCAAACGGCTCGGAACTGAAAGTTAATCCCTCCGAGCTCCCCGAAGAGCAACAAGACAACTTGACCCGTCATGGCCTGGTGCAGAAAGTGCGCGACTCCTTTGCAAGTGCGAAGGGCAACTTCGAATTTGCCGAAGCAGCGGCGTCGAAGGTAATCAAGCAGCTGCAAGACAATCAGTGGACTGCTTCCCGCGGCTCGGGCGAGAGCAAGCCTCATATTGGGGAGCTGGTTCAGGCTCTCGCCTCCCTCAAGAACCTCCCAATCGAGGTCGTGCAGGCAGCTGTCGAGAAAGCCTCCGACGAGAAGCGCAAGGCATGGCGTAACGCTGCGCAGGTCAAGGCGAAGATCGCCGAGATCCGTGCCGAAGCAGCCCGGAAGCGCGCTGAGACCGCGAAGGCTGAGGAAATCGACCTGGACTTCGAAACCGCGTAATTTCCTTCCACCTACAAGAGAGCCAGAGCCTAAAAACTCTGGCTTTTCTTCTTTCCGGTGAGCTCTCTTCCTACAACCTATAACGCTCATTCACTCTTCTACCTCAAATCAACTGGAGACAAAACATGGCCGCAGATAAACAAGATGTAAGCCTTTCCCTAGAAATCCACAACGCGGATGGCACTCCTTTCGCTACGCAGACAACTACCTACTACGGAGTTGCCCGGGACGCTGTCCATTTGATCGAGGATGAAATCCTCAAGATGCAGGGAAATCTCCTGACTGTCGCAAAGGACATGGCCGAGAAAAAGAAGCAAGAAACAGTGCCTGCCGTCTAGCACCTAGCCCCAACCGAAAGAGCCAGTTCCTAAAAGCGACTGGCTTTTTCTTCGTCCAGAGGAAAGTTGCAGCAGACTATGCCCAATTTCCCTCAAAAATTACCTTCCACAGTCCCGAAAATTCCGCTTGTGAGTGTCAATGGAAGCGTATATGATGGGTTTTTGTGGACATTATATCGGATTTAAACCCCACAAAAAGACCCTAAAAGTAGCGTTGTTCCACAGATTGATTTTTACAGGAGGTAGTATAATGGATAATGAAGGTAAAAAAAGGATAGAACAGGAGCTTCCCGTTCACATGGTTGAATCACTGGAGCGTTATGTGCAGCATCATATCGCACCGGGCAGTTTTCTTGAAGCAGTTATCTGCAATGACCTCAGAAACGCATTAACTAAGGCTGACCCAATCAATAGAAAATTACTTGTCTACTATGTATGGTGGTTAGAAAATGCTGCTCCCGCAGAATCTTATGGAAGCCTCAAGGCCTATCACCAGTGGCTCGAAAAAAGGAAACTGGCCAAATGAAAAGTACACTTACCCTTCTCCTCTTTCTCTCCGCCTGCTCCCTACCAATGGCAGATGCCCGAGACAGCGAGCAACTTGAACAAGACTTCGACCAGCGCGTTACACAAGTCTATCACCAGCATCTGGCGCAAGCTCTGCCCACTCCCGAAGAGACCTATGAAATGAATCAGCGGGCTATTAACAGCCGCAATCAGGCCTACAAGGAGTATCTCCGGCAGACTGCCCCCCGCGAACCTCAGTACATTTGGTCTCCTCGGGGTGAGCTGAAAGGCTGGCAACAGCCCGACGATCAGGGCAATATTCAACAGTACGACCTCGATGGAACTTGGAACGGAACGATCTATGAATAAGTTATATTACTTCCTGTACCATAAGGAAATGATTCGCATTGGCGAGAATCTTCACGTTGGACACTTCGTTTTGGGTAAGCTATTCCAAATCGGAGAACTTCTTTGCAGACTTGATTACAGAGGATAATTAAAATGAGCAAACAGCAATCCTTCCCGACACCTGTATGCACCTGCTGCGATCGCATCGCAAGGGACATTCCCGGAGTCAAAACGGCAGCTCATTTCATGAACCTTACCCCGGAGGACTTTGTCAGGCACCACGACAATTCCTACGACGAGAAGACTGGCGACTTCATCTGTGACGGATGCTTTGCCCTCCAGATTCGGGATGTAGCCCTTACACCTTACGCCTAAGGTCCCACGGCGAGCTAGTTCCCACGAGCTAGCTCCTCGGGCGATCTTGCCCAACACAAGAGGAAAGAAAAAATGGCACAGTGGTCAGAAATTTGGAAGGAGAAAAAGAATCCCTTCGCTCGGAGAATTGCATTATATAATGCTTCGCATATTCCGCCTGCTCCAGCCAAGCCGAAAACTGGCGGAAAGTATCCTCATCTTCAACCTGCTCCCGAAAGGACGTAGCCCCATGTCAATCTACTATAGCCAGCCCAAGAAACCAGTCCAGTCTCCCGAGGAAAAGGAGCGTCTGCGTAAGGCAGCTGAAGCTCTCTTCATGGAGATAGACGAAGAGTTCGGTAAGAAGAAAAAGCCAGCCATTAGTGGATTGGCTGTGCGTACACCGAAGGCGAAGAGCCTTTCTCCGGGAGTAGTCCAAGTCTCCGAGGGGCAGGAGGCGAATCGCATATCTATGCTGATGGGCGAGACCTCCCCCTGGAGGCCTACCGCGCGGGTAGCTCATCTCGTAGTCCAGATCTGCAAGTGCTGCAAGGGAGAGCAAGAGTTTCTCGGGAATGTCCTGATCCGGCACACGCACAAGCTCCGGGGCCATACCTGGGACTGTTCCATCCCGGTAGATGCCTCGCACTCCCTTCTTCCGCAAGTCGTTAACACGACTACTACCTACGTCGAAGAGTGCCCCGCGTGTATTCGCTTCGATATGCATATGCAGCCGGTGGACATCGACAACTTTCAACTTTCACTTTTCTCCTAGGAGACTACATGGCACGAACTGGCCGCCCGAAAGCACTACACCCGAAGAAGAAAACAACCTTCTATCTGGACGAAAAGATAGTCAAGGCTCTCGAGGTAATTGACTATGACCCCTTTCTTGAGCGCAGAACTTACGGCAACAGGAACCATTATGTAGAGGAAGCTATCCGGGAATATCTGGAGAAGAACTTTCCCGAGATCGTAAATAAGTTCTTACAGGAGGAAGATAAGTGATAGGAGCCTGCGATTTTCGGGGCTTGCGAGAGGCCGATTAAGCTGATACAATGGATTTTTCACGTGGGAGATTAACAGTAGTCTCCCCGACAACTTGAAGGAGGTAAAGATGGGATTAGCATTAGATGAATACTGCGTCGAGTTCTATTACAAGGGCAAGTGGACTCACACATTCCGCGTGCAGGCTCTCAGCTTTCTGGACGCTATGGAATACGGACTGGGAAAATTCGCAGACATGAACTGGGAACTGGCGAATGCCGGAGACCCTACGGAAGCTTCTGACGAGGTCCGCGTGGTGACTTCCGCTCGTGCCGCAGAAGCAGTTGCCGAAGCTATCGCCGCGAAAAAGGAGGTGGCGTAAAATGACTGTCAACATCGACGATCTCCGCAAGCGAGTCCTCGCGGGTGAAGCGTACACACGAGAAGAGCTCCGGGAGGCTATTGCTGCCCTCCGGGGCGAGCGTGTAGCCGTAGCCACTAACACGACAGCTAAGCGTCAGGTAACTAAGGGCATGTCCGATGACGAGCTGGATGACGACTTTATGAGCATCGTCGCGCAGGTGCAGGAGGAAAAGAAATGAAAGCTTTGTGGTGTACGCTATTTCATCGAGCTTGGTATAAAATTACCGGAGAAGATAATATCTGGTACGGTGAGTATACTTGCCAAAAGTGCGGAAGGAAATTCACACTATGAGCTTCGA